TTCAACTGAGGTCCGAAGTCGTCCTCAGACCCATGCTACTCTATTCGTTCAGTGAGAGGTCCTATGGAATAGACGGAGACATTCGCTTCCAACCCAAGTTGGATGGTGTCAGGATGCTCGCTGGCTTTTCGGGTGGAGGCCTGCTATTGCAGTCTAGAAATGAACAGAGGATTGAACATTTGACCCACCTGGAAAAGGCACTGGAGGGAAAGTTGGAGGAGGGTGAGTTCTTGGACGGTGAACTCTTTTGCAAGGACCTGGACTTCGAACAGATCACCAGTGCTGCTCGAGGTTCCGAAAGTCCCTACGCACCCAAGCTGGAGTTTCACTGCTTCGACTATTTTCGTCTTCATCAACTGGACATGCCCTTCATGGAACGATACGAGAGACTCAAGGAAATCATCAAGAGCATCAAACATCCTATGATCAAGATTGTTCCGGCCTATCAAGGAACAGCCAAGGACGCCGACAGGTATCACGACAAGTTTGTCGCCGAGGGTCACGAGGGCGTGGTGGTGCGCGTGGCCGAAAGTCCCTACTTGCTTAACAAACGTTCATCCCAGTGCATCAAATACAAAAAGATGATGACCGAAGAGTTCGAGATTGTGGGCGCCGAAGAGGCAGAAGGCAAGGACCGCGGGACACCCATCTGGATCTGCGAAACCAAGGATGGTGACACATTCAAGGCTCGACCCAAGGGAACCATGGAGAGCAGAAGGGAGATGTGGAAGAACCGAGGCAAGTTGATGGGCAAAATGCTCACCGTGCAGTTCCAGGGATTCACTCAAGACGGCGTGCCCCGCTTCCCCGTGGCACTCGCCGTAAGAAATTATGAGTAAAGAATATAATGATAATAATACATGTAGGTTCTTACAAAAATTACCATAAATGTAGACTCCCCGAATCAATAAATTGTCCTATGTCAGAATTCAATAGAATTGATGATATTTTACGAATATCTGACATTGGTTACGAAGATATCGAAAAATGCGGAAAGGGTATTTTTACTGGTTCTGGGCTAAAATTTCCAGGATTTGATCACCCCATTATGCTTTACGTGGAGGATAAAGATTCTCTTGTTGCAAACATAGCAAAAGTTTACATGAACAAATTTGGTTTTAAAAATATTTGCGTGTTAGAAGAAGGTTTAGAAAGCTGGAAAGAAAGAGACAACCCAACACTGTCTGGTTGTTAATTAGAGAAAACACTAGTCAATATAGTAAATGTCGGAAATCCGTGTTGAGAAACATGGGTTCGTACGTCTTGTCGATACAATGCCGAGGGAGGATCTTGACCATGCCATAGTGCAGGCCGCCCGAGTGTCGTATGGAGAAGGCACCAAGAGCGTCCGGAGCGACCGCGGACTGATCCGTTACCTGCTCCGTCACGCCCACACGACCCCCTTTGAGATGGTGGACTTCAAGTTTCACATCAAGATGCCCATATTTCTGGCTCGGCAGCACATGCGTCACCGGACGGCCAGCATCAACGAGATTTCGGGTAGGTATTCGCAGCTGCCCGAGGAGTTTCACATTCCTGCCGAGTTCCGTGGTCAGTCCAAGGTGAACCACCAGGGTTCGGAGGGCGTTCTTGACAGCCCAGAGTCCATGGTGCTCCTAAGGGACCAGAAGGCGTCGTGCGAACAGGCCTTTGAAGTCTACCAGCGTCTGCTCGACCATGGGGTTGCCCGAGAGACCGCCAGGGAGCATCTGCCCCTGTCGACCTACACCGAGTTCTACTGGAAGATAAACTTACACAATCTTCTTCACTATCTGCGTCTCAGAATGGACAGTCATGCCCAACCGGAGATCCAGTTGTACGCCAAGGCGATGTGGGACCTCGTCAAGCCGCTGGTTCCAGCGGTCGCCGAAGCCTACGAGGACTACATTCTTGGGTCCGTGACCCTTTCTAAATTGGACCTCGTGAAAATAAAGCAAAATCTTCTTGATGGGAAGCATGAACCCTATCCTTCACAGAGTGAGGAACAAGAGTTTTCAGAGAAGCTCCGCGTTCTTGGGATCGCCTAGACTTGTTCGGTGGTTTGTATCGCTCACCCGGTTCAAGTTTCCTAGGTTCATAGGTTTTGGGTGGAGGGATGACCAGTTTTGGTTTTGATTCTTTAGGGACCACAACCTGCTCTTCTGTCTCCTTTTCTTGTGAAGATGCAGAAATGATTGTCTGAATCCTTTTCCATGTCTCCTCGTCAAGTTCTCCACCGCCCAGTTCATCTTCGCGGAACCCGTAAGAAAGGTATATCACCAAGCGTTCTTCAAATGTCTTTCCTTCGAGTTCTCCAATGAGTTGTTGACACTGTTTGTTTGTAATGACGTGATGTTTGTGAAGAGTCATGCCACACCCTTCCACTGGACAGGGTGGATAGTAGCGTCGTGGATTGGTTTCACAACGCTTGTGACATATTTCATCTACGTCACTCAGATAGACATCAAGTTTATCAAGTATAATTTTATTACATATTGAACATTTTGTGAACGGGATGAGGTTGAGACGACACTTGTGATGAACGTGATGACCACAACGTACAGTTGCTTTGCAGACGAACGAAATGTCTTCACCACAGATGCTACACATTCTAAGTATCCTCCAGGTCTTTTCTTTAACGCTTCATCACGTGACCACATATCCTACAGGTGATAAATAAAGTCATCGGCTCGTCTGCAGATCTCGTCTGCTTCTCCACGTAGGTGGTCTTCATGGACTTGCACTTGCCACACTTGAACATGCCGTCATCGTATTCCTCGGGCTTCTTCTCGACCACTTCCTTCTTGGGCTCCTGGTACCAAAGGTCCCATATCTCCTTGGTGTCGAATGTGTTGGGCTTGAGTTCTCCACTCTTGATCCTGTCTAAAAACATGGATTTGTCGTTGTTGCGAATCGCATAGATCAGTGATCGCATTCGACCTGCGTAGAGACGTTTGAACTCTGGATTTTTCCAGTTCGCTCGTGTGTCGTTCTCGCTGATGACCATGACGTTTTTGAAAGGCTTTGGCACTTCAATCATGTAGTCGCTCAGGTTCGACGAAATGTGTTCCGAGATTTTGGCATGCTCGGTTTTGAGTTCGTCGTTCGCGTGTTTCTTATCCAGTAATGATGCTCTTTCTGTACGCGTCCAACACTCCTTGGAGTTGATGAAAATGTCCCGTCGTATCTGAATCAATTTGGTCATCACGTCCCTGCGAACTTGGGTGAGTTTCTCGCGTATCTTTTTCATCTTGTCAAGACGACGGGTGTTCAGAAGGTGTAAAAGTCTCTTGAGAATGCGTTTCCTCTTGGTGATGTCAGGAAGGTCGAGGTATTCTTGTTCCTGGTTGATGAAAATCTTGGGCTTGAAGGAAGGTCGGCGAATGAAGTAGCGTTCCAGTTTTTGGTTGATCATCACAAGACCCTTCATCTCGTTTTCCATCTCTTCGATATCTTTCTTAACAGCCACAAGAAGACGATTGAGTTGTACCCGGACCAGAAGTCTCTTGCTGACCTTTTTGATGGGTGCCACAAATGTTTCACCAACCATCTGGTTCTCGATGGTTAAAAGGCGTTCCTGTTTCTCCACTAACGGAGTCTTGCGCTTGACCAGTCCACTGTCAGTGACGTCGAATATGTAGTTCCTTTTGGCGAGATATTCCATCCAGACCTTTAGGTTGAACTTTTGTACCTCCCTTTGGTTTTCGGTCTCGTCCCCAGGTTTCATTTGTTTGATGCTCCAGTTCTTGGCACCTTTGCTGAGGTGGGTTGCCAGCGTGCCTGCCTTGGCTTCACTCACCAGCCCCGAGGACACGAGCGCGTTCGTCGCGAGTGCGATGGACTTGGCCTCCATTTTGTTCCAATGCCCAAATGGGTACTGTTGTTCTTCCTGAATAATTATTTCAACTTCTTCACCTGGAGGGCTTGAGAGTTCCTATTTCGTTTTACATCGTTAGGATCCTGACCTGGTTTGGTAGCGCCGCCCGCCTTTTTGTAGGTCTTCTGGTGGAGGTTCCAGAATTGCTGTGAACCCACTCTGAAATTTTGATGGATCCTGGCCTTGTACCAGAAAACACAGTCCTCTATCCGGTTGGACTTGCTGGTGTTGTCCAAGACCAGGACCTCATAGTTTTCCGTGCACGCCGTCATCACCTGGTTGAACATATCGAAGTTTGGGAAAATTCCAAAAAACGCCTTGTACAACTTTTCCCTGTTCTGGATCACATTTTCTCGCGCGATGAACACGTAGTCCACATTGGCGCGAAGGTCTGGACTGAGGTCCATGCAGTACTGCATCGTCAACATGAAAAAGATTTTCCAGTGACGGCCGTTCATGAAACACTGGCGAATGCAGGCATCCTTCAAGAAACGCCGATCATACATACAGTCGTCCATCAGAATGAAGGCTCCGACGTCCCTGGACGTGAGATCCTTCTTCCCTGGTGGTGGCTTCATGTTTACCATCTTTCTCTGCCTTTCTATGACCCTCTCTATGATGTCCTTGTCGTATTCGCCGTAGATGAACAAGTCCGGGATGAACTGCTGATACCAGTGGTTGCCTTCCTCGGTCGCCGACATCACCACGCCCGCCGGGAGATGCTTTTTGTGATAGAGGATGTCCGTCACCAACGTCGATTTCCCTGTGCCACGCTTCCCTATGAATACACAAACCTTGTCATCTCCCATTGAAGCGGGATTGAATTTTTTGAGTTGAACGTTCATATCTATTAGTCGTATGTATTTTTTCAATTCTTTTTTTGACACATCATAATAGTATGCGGCTTGCCGTCACAGGATACCAAGACACCTTTTTGACTGGAGATCCACAATTGAGTTTCTATCAAAAGGTATTTACGAAGCGTGCTAGTTACACAACCGAGAATCTTCGCATGTCTTTTGATTCAGATATTAACTATGGAAGAACGTCAATATGCACAATAGACAATGATACGTGTGACATCATAACGGCTTTTATAGTGAACTTCACATTTCAAAATTCTCAAATTGTTCCACAAGATGCAGGACATGCCTTCATAGAGCGTGCAGAATTGGCAGTCGGTGGACAGACCATCGTAAGTCTGACAGGAGAATACATGGCCATCATGTCAGACCTCACTGACACACAGAGAACGCGCATCAGCAACGACGCCATCCTGAAACGCAGCGTGACGCCCACGAGTTATGGATCAACGGCCATCACGAATCAATTCTTGGTCGAACTGCCGTTCTTCGGAAAAGGATACCAAAATTCTTTTCCTTTACTGGCTCTGAATAGGCACACCATCGAAGTGAAGATTACACTTAGGACGCAAACGGAATTGGGAAACATCCCGGCGCCAGATGTCGTACTGGATCTACAGGCAGTCTATCTTAATGAAGAACATCGGCAGTTTTTCTTAGGTAAACAGTTGGATTATATCATAACACAAACACAACTTGCCAGAGTTACGCTGGGCAATCTCAATCAAATTCGTTTCAAAACATTATTCGAAAACCCAGTCAAAGAATTATTCTTGGTGGTGCAAAATGACTCGGGGACTGACGGATTATTTGATTATTCTTCACATATATCCACAAATTATTCAAATTATTCTAATGACCAAGTGACCCGATGGCGACTTTTCTTTAATGGTCAAGTATACTTCGACTTGGACCAAATGACCATGAGAGCCATTCAACCCTACGAATACTACATCCAGACGCCAAGTTACAAGGTGAACATATTCAATATGGGAGAAGGAACAGTCAACATGAGCCGAATTTCCAGTCAGATTTTTAATATAGATCTTGTTAATAATAGCATATCGCGTAAAGCAAGACTCTACGCGGTAAACTTTAATGTCTTCCGCTGCCAGGGCGGACTCGGTGGAACATTGTTCGTCTAATCAAGCCTGATCTCACGACGCTTCTTGTCCGACGTTCGCATCTTGAAGAACAGACGGAGCACGCCGTCGATGTAACTCGCCTTGTACCCATCATCCGATACATCCACGTAACTGGGCAAATCGAATGAGGCACTTCGGTTCTCGCCGTAGCCGACGGTCACCTCGTGGTCGTCCGAAGAAAGCATGATGTGAATATTGTCCTTACCTACACCTGGAAGATGCATCTCAATCTCGAAACCTTCATCCGTGGTGTGGGTACGCTTGTATAAATATCTGTCAGCCATTTTAGTATTAAACTGCTTCTCCATGTTGGGAAGCTCATTCAGAACCTTGGACGTCGTGTCCAAAAGATCATAAAGATCGCCATGCCGAAGAAAAGGTAAAAAAGCCATTGTACTTTATCTTGGAATCTTTTCTTTAATTATCTTCCACTCCTCCCAGTTGGGGGATCGGGTGTCCGCCACACAGACCTCGGCGATCAAGCGCATCGGTGTGGGATACACAGGCAATACCTTTTCATGCGGATAGAATGAATACATGTGACTCATGTGAGGTGTGTGCTTAATAAAAAGATCTTCGACCGTACACTCCCATCCAGCCGCATGTAAGGGATCAAATGCGTACTGCTTCGCGATGGAACCGTATGGCTTGAAATCCACTATGTCATAAAGTTTACCAAGATTGACGGGATCTGGAATCTGTTCGTGGTTGGTAGAGATTGTGATGTGGGGGACGTGCCTGAACTTGTAGACCCTGGTCAGGAGACGACGATTCAGTGGCACAAGCCAGACAGAATATCCATACATTACTATATATGCAGGATCTTTCTTTAAGCCAGAAGATGAAGTTGGCAATCGCCATCGCTCCGACCGTCATGATGTTAGGACCCGTTCCTATCATCCTGGCTTCAGGAGGATCCATCATGCGTCAAATAATTAAACATAAAGTTCCAAGATAACAGTGTGAGTTCAAGCCCAGGTAGCCTCATTCCGAGTGGATTGCCTGGGTAATTCACATTGTTCTCCGGTAGCTCAGCTGGTTTAGAGCGTGAGACTGTTAATCTCAAGGTCGTGGGTTCGAACCCCACCTGGAGAAATACTACTTTTTTGAGAAGATTCACTTGTCAACAAAGTACCGACGGGCCAAGTAGAAACCGATCGCAACGATCAGGCCGCTGACTGCCAGACCGGCCATGCTGCGGGAACCGTCCCTGGACATGAAATTGGGGATGTAGATGGCCAACTTCGCCTGGACCTCTGGGTAGAAGACAAGGGCGACCAGGACGGCCACAATCACAGCCTCGTACTGCTCCTTGGTCAGCCCAAGAGGATACTTCTTCTCCTCGGCCACCACGGGCGTGGGCGCCGGAGGAGGCGTGGCGGGAGGCTGAGGTGCCTGCTGAGCCATAAGCATTTCGTGGGGAGCCACAGACGCCTGAGGAGGAATGATGGTGTGCATGTCCGCCGACATGTGATTGTTCATGGGCTCCTCATAATCGAGATCCGAAATGGGAGTGGAAAATGCCATGCTACTCATCTGCATCGGTTTATCTTGCTGTTGAGCGTCATTATTTTTTCGCTCCAAAGCCATTCTTTGTGCTTCGTAACCAGTGTCCCTGTCAGTCTGAGAACCGGGCTTCGGAACATTCAGACCAGTGCCTGCACCGGTGTCGGGGATGTTCGGACTGTAGGTCAGAGGTGTGCCTCCGCCGCCGCCACTGGAATTCAAATCATACATTTCCATTTCTATTAATGAAAAACAATCATTTGAGCCTGCACTGACGCATCTTTTCTATGGCCCGCTGTTGATATCGTCTAACCTGTGTAGGTGCTATATCCAATGTCTGCGCAATTTGGTCTACCGTTAGATTGTTTATGTAAAGGTACGATATGATTGCCCTCTCACCATGAGACAGACATGCCATCAGGTCCTCGACCTCGTTGAGAGATTCCGATTCCGGCTCTGGATTGTATACCTCGGCAACCGGCAGATAGTCCATAGCCTTCCTGGTTTTCTGAACGTACCTCGACATGTATGACCTTATCCACGGATAAGCGTAGGTCGACAATTTAACTCCCTTGGATGGATCATATTTCACGATCGCGCGGTGAAGTCCCAACGACCCCTCCTGAACGAGATCCTTCCTAGAAATACCGGGTCGCTGGTATCTATAGGAAAGTTTGTGAACCAACCCAAGATTCTGGTGCATAATCTCAGTCGTGGTCTTCATGTTTTCTAGTTTCCGCCCCTTAGCCTTAATACAAGATGGAGCGTGGACTCCTTCTGGACATTGTAATCGGACAGGGTCCGCCCGTCCTCCAACTGCTTCCCTGCGAATATCAACCGCTGCTGATCTGGCGGTATCCCCTCCTTGTCTTGAATCTTTGCCTTCACGTTCTCAATTGAGTCTGAAGAATCGACCTCCAGCGTAATCGTTTTTCCGGTCAAGGTCTTCACGAAGATCTGCATTCTTAATATTAATCTCCAGAATTATAAATGATTGGCATAGTCGCTTTAACTACCTTTTTGGTATTCTTCTTTGAAGGGCTTGTTCACTACAACATCGGCAAGAACAAGTTGACCAGGTTGCAGTTTCCTCAGGGTCGGGAGATATTCCAGTGGATCGGAACTCTGTTGTTCTTCAGTCTGCTGAACGGCGTCCTGGCATCCTACGCCGAGGAGATCGTGTAACGTGAACTTCGCATGATCTTCCACAGTATGATGACCAGTATGGTGATGGTAATCATGTGAATGACTGCAGTGCAAGTTAAATAGTAGGTCAGATGTAATCTAAGTGGTTTCCACAGACGCGTGTGTATGTCTGGGTGACTGAAAATCATTTCTAGCGCTTGAGTAGTTAAATCCTGTTCCTCTTCCTTGCTCATGGACAAGTTTCTTAAAACCAAAAAAGATAATATCTTTGACAAATGCGAGCCAGGCAAACTATTTCTAGTCAAGGGCTGGTCCACGGCACAAATTTGCAAGACCATTGGCGCTTCAGCGGTCTATGTGGGGACCGACACCCTGCGTTCCCAGAATGTCACCGAGAACTTTTTCGGTTTCATCGGGTTCAGCAAGGCTGACATTGTCACGGACGATTCGACGATGATCAAAAATGAATTGCCCGGTTGGAGGTGGATTCAACAGAATCGCATCAAGATTCACTCCCGAATCTTCATACCTTGCGAAAACAACCTGGACACCATTCAAATTCAAGACAAAACCTTGGAACCGGAAAATAACAAAGAGGTCGTGGAAACGCTCCACCAAAGAGACCTGTTCAAAACCACCAAGGAAATCATGGAAGAAGTTCTAACCACCAGTGGAAATTTCAATGTGAATGACTATCTGGGAATGCACATGGACGAACCCGGAAATCGCATGGGAATAGTTCAGGAAAATTACATCCAAGCCAAGGAAATCTCCATGGAGGAAGCGTCCATGATCGCAGACCACCTTGTCGACGCGGACTACTGGGACACGATGATGTATTCAACTATGTATAATGAACAAATACATGAACAATTTGTTTTGTCTGCCGTGATAAATCCATGTGCCATCATTCAAAATCGCATCCCAGTGAAAAAGCTGGCGGCGGCCAGAGTGTGGACCAAGGACTTCAACATGCGACTAAAGAAGTCTTTAGAAAAACACTGGATTAGGTCAGATCAAGATACCATGCAAGTTCTACGTCACAAACCCGAACTCATACCTAAATATTGCACGAACTCTAGTGGCATTCATCTAATCAATCAGACATCTATGGGTCTCAAAGTCAAAAATGATGTCTTGAAGTCCATCAAAGGTGTCTTAAAGGAGAGAGAGCAAGACTTTGTAGAACAATGAGGAGACCCATCTGCAGAGACGACGAGTCCGATGACGGAAGCGATATCGCGGTTGGTGGCGAGAACTACAACATCGACATTGTAGGTAATGATATCCACTTCACTGGTGAAATTTCTGACGAATCCATGCACGACCTTATTGTTCAGGTGAAGACATTGGAAAGAAAACTCCTAAGTGTTCGCGAATACAAACCCAAGATTATGCTCTACGTCAGGAGCGATGGAGGCGACTTCTTTGCCGGACTGAGCTGCATGGATCACCTCAGGAGACTCAAAGTAAGATTGGTGACCGTCGCCGATGGGTTTTGTGCCAGCGCAGCCACCTTCGTGCTGATGGGTTCCAAGAATCGCAGGATCATGCCTCATGCCCACCTACTCATCCACCAACTTTCCACAGGCGCCATGGGAAAGTATGAAGAACTCAAGGACGAAATCAAAAATTGTGATAAACTCATGGAGACACTCCGCAAGATCTATACCCAGTACACACAAATCCCAGAAGACAAACTAAACAAGTTGCTCAAGAAAGATATCTACTTTACTGCCGAAGACTGCGAACGATGGGGCATTGCCAAAAATAATATGTGATAATTACAAATATGAAGATGAACATGAAGATGCCCAAGCTGTCCCAGCAGGCTATGATCGTCGCCTTCGCGGCTGCCCTCCCGGTGCTGGCCTCGGCCTACAAGCTGCGTGTTCTCGACGCAGCCGTCCTGCTTCTGTCAGGGGCGCTTGCCGTCTACAACGTCAACTGCCTCACCGCAGGTAGCTGCAACACATGGGCGACCGTCGTGTCTATCTCTTTCTTCATCATGACCATCATGCAGCTCATGGTGCCGCGCGAGGGTCTTGAGGGAGAGGAGGACGTGTTTGTCACCGACGAGGAGGAGATCACCGAGGTGCCCTCAGATGTCGTGGACATGTCCCTCGCCGAGCCCATCCCGACAGAGGCCAAGATGCCCGCCGAGTCCAAGCCCGAGAAGGCTATCGTCAAGGCCGCTCCCATCATCACCACCGACGACGAGTTCGAGCTGCTCAAGGCTCAGCTGATGTCGTAAAGTTCACCGCAGCTTCATAGAGATCAATTCCATGGTCCGCGACAGCACAGCAGGCTAACGACGACGCCTCGATCTGCTCGAGGTCAGGCTTGTAGCCGTAGGGACTGGTAACGAAACATCCCTTTACGTGTTTGAATCCCCAAGCACGCAAAGGAACCCGAGGGATGGGATCATTCACATCCACGAATCGGAAACTGTTGTCAATGACAGCATCGAATAGTCGGCAGAAGTGACCTCCGCCAACCCGCGGCGAACCGTACGTCACACAGTAGGTCTCCACGTCACCCTCGGCGTTGTGCTCCACGTCCAGGGCACAAAGCGTCGAAAGTCCACCACCAAGCGAGTGACCAGTACAGACCACCTTGGGGTTCGCCATAAACTTGACCGCGTCCATGATGAGCGTGCGACCACTCATGTACTGACCCAGGAAGCCAGCATGGACCCTGCACTCGTCGGGCAGGAATGGCGTCTTGACACGAAAGGTAAGCAAGTCGGTGCACACATCATTCATCTGCTTCGTTTCGGTTCCACGGAACACCACCCAAGTGATGCCGTCTTCAGATTTGATGAAACAGTCCAGACCAGTATCAGCACTGCTGATGGGCTGGAACCCTTCCCGAATCATTTCAACCGAGTCGTAAGATTTCTTGCACAGAGTCGCGCACTTTCTAATTATCTTCCTGGATTCCTCCTTCATCTTTATACTTGGTTGGTATTTTCTTCGTCAGAGTCTGTCCGATCTTCCTCCTGTCGGAGCCCGCGAAGAGTCACCGCCACCTGCTGCTCCTCGAATGTCGGCGGGAATACCTCTGGTCCGTCCGAAAAGGATACGCTGGATGTCCCAGGAGAAGGGGGAGGCACGTCGTAGTCTATGTTCTTGGTGCTGAAGAAGCGAGCCGCCGCCTTGCGAATCCTGTCGGCCGAACTCGTGTTCATCTTTTCGTGCATGTCCTCGCTGTAGGGTGTGATCTCCCGGATGTCCAGAATCTCTGGACGCGCGAATCGATGTGCCTCCTTGGGAAACTTCTTTTCGAACATCCGAAGAATGTCGCCAGGGATTAACGGAGATTGCTCTATCAGGCGGTCCATGTCCAACTTGGTCATGTTGATGAACTCGTGACCCGACATTGAACGCTCCTCGGGCGGCAAACTCAATTCCAGACGCATGTGACGCGACATCTTGCCGTAGGTCGCAGCACTGACCCGATGAGCCTCCATCAGCTCGTTGACCTTCAGAAATTGCGCAAGCGTCGTGCCAATGGCTGCAATCAGATTTAACCCACCGATGATCAAAGGCACCGTGGATTGTGTGTTTGCGGGGAAAGTTCCCTGGGCAAAATTTGCAGTCCCAGTCACCGTTGAAATGATGATGATTGGGATTGTAAAGCGCATACTCATCTTTTTGTATTTGTGATAGGACATGAAGTGAAGGTAACGGTACGTCGCAGAGACCTCTCCCCAAATCTTGAGGATGCCGGCCTGCTGGGGATGCCAATCTGCTTCACTCACCATGCTTTCTATCATAACTAACTACTTTCTTCTCATCTGCTCCTCACCCTTGTTCACAGGTCGCTCCACCTGACCGTAACGCGAATCAAGGCAATTCTTCGCGTAGGCTTCCCATCGCTCGGCCCACTTGTATTCACCCTGAGATCGCCAGTGGTTGGCATACCTCTCCGCTTCCTCGGCTTCGCGGATCTTCTGTGGTGTCGGTGGTGTGTATCGCGTAGGGGGTCTTCGCATTTGTTTTCTTTGTCTCCACCTCTTTAAGTGCGTGCTCAATGATGTTATTCTGAATGCACCAACGAACAAAGTTGAGCTGACCGATGGTCGTCTTGATGACCTCATCATTGACTTTGAAATCAATCCGCTCCGTCCGACAAAAGGGATCGAACAACTTTTTACTGAAACCCTCCAGCGTCGACTTGTACTCGATGTGGACCGCGAATACGCGACCAGAAATCTCCTTCTTGTAACTCACGTTGTTCTTTTTCGCATAGTTAGTCACGAACCACTCGATTGTCCGAAGAGAAATGCCGTTGATTCTATGATTAATGATGTCCAGAAGTTTTGAGCCGTTTTTAGGATCCTCGTAAAACCGCGCAAGACTCTGGAGAAGAAGTTTAGAACGCCCTTCCATACTAGTATTTATATGCGTTTATTCTTTAAGACCCGAACGAAGGCATGACGCGGTTCGGTAAACTCGTTCGCTTCGTGTTATTCGTCATTTGCTCGTAGGCCGTCGGTATCGCATGCTTCTCGCAGAATCCACGAAGGACTGCCGGCGTGGAACACTTCTTTTCGCGCTGGTCTAGGTGACAACACGTGTACATGCACTGATACTTTGCCATCGTCTTGTACATGTCCTGCTTATAAAGACTTGGATTGTCCATGAGGAACGCTTTTATAGCATTTTCAATACACTGATCTGCATAGATCTTCATCTTGCGATCAACATTTGTTTGCAGGGCTGAAAATTCACTCGTCAAGTCCATCTTGTCTTTGTTTGTGTTTTATTTTTAAATTGGGATAAGTTTCATGTGACCACCCATGACCGCTGGATCGCAGTAGATAGTCGTTCCGGTCTCGCGGAGCTTGATGCAGAATCCCACGTCCTCGCTGGTGAAATCACGCATGTCACCAATCTCCTTCCAGACAGGCTGGAACCACGGGTACTCCAACTTTTCGAGCGCGTCCTTGCTCACCAAAAACATACCCATTCCTGTATAGTCAATCTCAAATAATTCAGTCTTTTCGGACTTGTGCATCTTCTCAACATCTTCCACGGTCAAAAATTGATATGACTTGTGCTCCTTGAAATATTCGTCGTCCATGCGACGAACCACTGTGAAGTTCTTTAGGTCCTTCATGCGATAAAGACCACAGATGGCATCCTTCTTGTGCGACGCGAGACGCTCGATCATCTTGAAATTGAAACGGATGTCAGAGTCGATCCACAGAACATAGTCGTAATCAAGCTCTCCGTTGAATGGGTTCTGGTTGGGTCCACGAGTCACGTCACCCCCGAGGAGCTTGTTCCGCACGTAGTAAACGTTCGGATCGTAGTCCATAGACAATATAATTTGCCACTGTTCCGCCTTCGCGTCATCAAGAAACTTTATGACGTCCATCATGACCTCGCGGGAAAAGGTGTTGCCGGGAATGCACAATACGATCTTCATTTAAAAGTTTGTCGCGTCTTGTCTTTAATACTATGGACAGAGCATGGGAACTTTTCTGGAAGTTGAATCACCGTGACAAATTGATACACGTCACAAGTCCTTCGGAATGGGTCGAAAACAAAGACCACTGGGTGAGCACCTGGCTCGATTATAAAAATAAAATACCAGGTTTTATGAGACCCTTCATGTTCATGAATCCGTTTTCGTACTACATGGAATATTGCTATAGGATGGTTTCCGAGTCAGACGAAACTCTTCGAATGCCACTTGTACCTCTGGGCTCTGAGGTACTTTTTGACGGGCGCACCAAAAGTGAGCAAACAGAATCGCGTCCGATACATCGTGCCATCGAGAACTCGTCTCGGGAATCTTCTCTGGATGGCGATGACGCGCCAGAGCTAGACTTCGTTCCTTTCGGCCCTCATAGTCCAGATGATTCATCCTGAAGTGCGCATGAACCGAGTTGGGACTCACCAAGTGTGCCTTGCGACGGTATTTAAACAAAAGCAGCGATTGAATTTCAAGAAGACCTCCCGGTGGCTGTCGTTCTAGCAGAATGACGTCCGCCTTTTCGAAGATCGGGTGATACTCCTGCATAAAGTGAGCCACCAGGTCAGCCATCTCGTTCGTGTGCGGTATGTCGCACGCGTGAAATTCCACACGCTTGTGCGGAAGCATAGTCAAATCAACCTTGTGCCACTTGATGAGTTCAGGGAAGTGACGGGGATGCTCGTCCCACCAAAACTCAACCATCCCAAGGTTTTTCAGTCCAATGTCGATGGATACAATGTTCATCCATATTAGATTCTTTAATTTCTTAATTGATAGTAGATGATAAAGGAACTTTTCGAGGAAAAGTTTGGGTTCACCCTAGGTGAACGTGTAGGCACCAAGAGCAGCTACGGCGAAGCTTATGTCATGCCCACCAAGTCCAAGATTGTCAAGATTTTTTACGCCAAGTCAGATGACCTCGCCAACCGCGAAATCGCCATCACCACCATCATGGGCCTCGAAGGTGTGGGTCCAAAGTTGTTCAACGCCGGCAAGCTGGACGACAAGTACTACTACATGGTCATGGAACGCATCTCGGGCGACCTCCTCACCATGCCGAGGTGGCTGCGTAAAAAGTATGAACCAGAGATTAATGCACAAATCCTCAAACTCATGGACAAGATGCACAGTCTCGGATTCATTCACGGAGACCTCAAGTGGGACAACATCGGCTACAAGAACGTCAAACAGTCCGCACCAAAGATCTACATCCTGGACTTTGGTCTCTCCATCAAGTTTCCGCGGAACATCCGAACGAATCTCAACGTCGTCGAGGGGATCGCACGCGCCTATCGCGCCATCGGAATCAGACCGCGAAACTTCGTCACTTCGCCACAGAATCTTCGGGGTGCACTGAAACGCGCCGTCACCGAAACCAACCGGAGCAGCGTTTCCCGAACCAGAACCCTCGGCGCCGACAATCTCATGAGCGCCGCACTCAGTATCGTGAACAATAAACCTCTGAAAGTCAGCATCCCCAAGGGCATGCGCGTCCCAAGCCTCAAGTCCAGAAAGTACGTAGACAACTACCAGTACAACGAGTTTTTCAATGAAATCCCACAGAGGCCCACGCGTCCGCGGTCCATTACGCCACCCGTGATATTCGAACAACTCACGCCCGAGTTCGTTCCCAATCCCAATTACAAAAGGACCCCACCCGTTATCCGCTACCCGAAACTATTTGACCCCATGAGCCCTCCTTACTCCTATCATAATATCCCTGTCAATGACCCCAAGAAAATCAAGAAGACCACCCCGAATCTCGAAGCCAAGAAGAGGAACATGATGTTGCTCTCGCCCATCATTGAAAACATCCTCGCGGAAATCCCCGACGATACGGTGTCCGCCAAATCCCCGGAAGTCCGCAAGGCCGCAAAAAAGTTGAATCTTTTCAAGAAGACGCCTGAGATCCGAGGAAACACGGAACTGATGGGACTGCTGGACGAACTCGCACTGTCCTACGTGGCACTTCTCAAACTCTCCTACATCAAGACCCGAAGCGGAAAGCTGACCAAGAAGCAGATGGCGATCCGCGACGAACTCCGAAGGGAACGCGACAACCTTCGGAAGATTATCAAACGCCGATTCAACAGGTACAACATAAAGAATGTAGAGTTATTATAGATATGTGTATGGTCACTACGGCCAGTTACACACAAACAGATTTAGGACACGCCATAGAAATCCTTGATGATGAGGTCTTCTATGCCGTGTATAGGTGGATTGTGGAGAATGAAGAGGAGTACGAAGCCATGGGACAGCACACGGCGGGGTTCACCAACAACCAGTTCATAGGAATAGTCACCCAGACCGTGGAAGCCCTCGTGGTCTTCTCCCAGAACACGTGCGTCCATGAAATCAAAGAACATGTCAGCAACATCGCGTGCTACACAGACAAGGCTATGAACGCACTTTTGAAAATTGTTGACAAGCCGACGTTTGGATCGCGAAGATTCGCACGATTCGCCTACACGGTCATCATGGACTCTATTAGACAAGATC